TGGCAATCCCGGTTCACGGCGGAGAAAGCGTCGAGCTGAACTTCGAGTTCAAGCACCGCACCCGCGACCAGCTGGCCGAAATGATGAAGACCATCGGGAAGCGCAAGGACGTTGATCTGATGGAAGACATCTTGGCGGGCTGGGAACTGGACGACCCGTTCGGCAAAGAGTCGATCGAGCTGCTCTGCCAGAACTTCGCTGGCGCCCCGCGTGAGATCTTCGGCACCTACATCACAGAGATCACCCAGGCACGCCGGGGAAACTGATCGCCGCGGCTCGTGCCTTGTACCAGGGCGCGGCCGCTGATGACGAAATGGAGGCGTTCGGGTTCACGGCCGAGGACTTCGAGGTAGAGGTCGAGGTCTGGCCGGACAACTGGGACGCCTTCGAGGTATTCGCCGCCATGCAGACGCAGTGGCGGACCGGCATGTCCGGAGCTACCGGGCTGGACTACTCAGCCCTTGAGCCCGTCATGCGCCTGTACGGCATCAAGAAGCGCGACCGGAACGAGGTCTTCGCCGGCGTGCGTGTCATGGAGATCGCAGCGCTCGAGGTGATGCGGTCGAAGTGAGGCGCGTAACCGGTGGTGCCAGATGCACGCATGCTTGCAAGCAGCTGCTTGCTTAGATTGGATTGTGCCTTATAATGCAAGCTCAATATCCTCAGGAGCTTGCATTATGGGTGGTGCTGAGTCGAGCGGAAAGGCTAAAGGTGGCGATGCAAGGGCGAAGTCCCTAACCAAAGAGAGGCGGAGCGAGATAGCCAGGAACGCGGCGCTTGCTAAGCGCGAAATCGCGAAGCTGCCGAAGGCGACGCATGGGTCAAGTGACCATCCGCTCAAAATCGGCGACATCGAGATTCCGTGCTATGTGCTTGAGGACGGGACAAGAATTCTTTCGCAGCGCGGAGTAATGGCTGGCGTTGGTGTCAGTCGCGGCTCGATTCAAGGTAACAGCGACCGCCTTACCGCCCTTATGGAGAGTGATGGGATCAGGGATTACGTGCCGGGTGAGGTTATATCCGCACTGAAGAACCCGATCCGGTTTATTCATAGCACTGGCGGCGGGGTGGCATATGGTTATCCAGCGACCATACTTGCTGAAATTTGCGATGCGATCCTTGCTTCGCGGCGCGCTGATCGGCTGCCTGCACGCCAAGCTAAAATTGCTGACCAGGCGGAGATTCTCGTTCGAGGGTTTGCTAGGGTCGGAATTATCGCCTTGGTCGACGAGGCTACCGGATACCAGAAAGATCGAGCCAAGGATGCGCTGGCCGAGATTCTGGAGGCGTTTGTTGCTCAAGAGCTACAGCCGTATGTCCGCACCTTTCCAGCCGATTACTACGAACAACTTTTCCGGCTGCGCGGACTTCCGTACCCACCAGAGAATGCGAAGTACCGGCCGCAATACTTCGGCGTGCTGACCAACGATATTGTTTACAAGCGCCTCGCGCCAGGCCTGCTTTCCGAGCTAAAGCGCGAGAACGCCAAAGACGCCAAGAAGGGGCGCCTGCATCAGCGCCTGACGACGGATACTGGGCATCCGAAGCTGCGCGAACACCTGGCATCGGCTGTGACAATCATGAAGCTCAGCAAGGACTACCCCGACTTCATCGAAAAGATGAACATGATTCATCCTCGCTACGGCGAGAGCCTGTCATTAGAGCTTGAGGCAGAAGACCAGTAGCGTAATAGAAGAACCAGAACCCAGCCCAGGCTGGGTTTCTGCGCTGGCCATCTGCTACATTGGCCCTTTCTGAAAGGGAGGGACGGGGATGAAGATAATTGGCGGGTCATTTGGCTTGAAAGGAAGCGCATTCCTCAGCAACAACCAGCTGGTAGTTGAGGGATCGCGAAAAGCTTATTACGAGGCAGGGCAAGTCGTGTCGGTTCAGACCAAGGTGGATGCGTCTCGCAGCTTCGGTATCTTCGGCGCCTTCATTGGTGTGATCGTGCTCGGCTTCCTCGGGCTATTCTTGCTCGGCCCGTTCGGCGCGATTGCCGGCATCGTGGTCGCTATTGCGGGCTCCTTCTATACGCAGAAGCGAAACCTGGCTGAAGTGGCATTCGCAGACGGTTCAACCCTGATCCTAGAGTGCACCCCGCGCGCCATCGACAAGCTGGTCAGGTTCCGCTGACTAGGCAGCCACAAGCGCCACTCGGCGCCATTCAAACACCCAAGAGCCCGCCGCTGAGCGGGCTTTTTCATGCCTGGAGAAAACCATGGTAGACATCGCCAGCCTAGCGATTCAGATCGACACCAGCGATGTCGCCCGCGCCGAAAGCGATCTGGCCAAGCTCAATGGGGCAGGAGCCAAGGCGGAAAAAGCCGCCAATGGCGTGGAAGGCGCCTTTACCGGCGCAGCCAAGGCGGCAGGCATCTATCGCGATGCTGCTGGCCGACTGCGCGAGGCTAACGGAAAGTTCGTCACCGAGGCGCGCAAGGTCGAGCTGGGCCTGAAAGGCATAGGCGACCAGGCCAAAAAGACCGGCGCAGAATTCAACGGCCTGTCCAATGTGGCGGGCAAGGTCGGTGCGTCCATCGTTGCCGCGCTGAGCGTGCGCGAGGTCTACCAAGCGACTGAAGCCTACACGTCGATCTCTAACCGCCTCCGACTGGTCACAGACAGCGCCGGGGCTTTCGCGGCAGCTCAGGCGGCCGTGTTCCGTGTCGCCCAAGAAGGCCGGCAGCCGCTCACCGAGACTGCCGAGCTTTACCAGCGCATCGCCACCAACCAGAAGCAGCTTGGCCTGACGGGCGAAGGCGTCGCCCGCGTCACCGAGACGATCAGCAAGTCGCTCGCGGTCTCCGGCGCCTCTGCTGCAACTGCGGCCGGCGCACTGACCCAGCTCGGCCAGGCGTTCGCGTCTGGCACGCTGCGCGGCGAAGAACTGAACTCCGTCCTCGAAGGCGCCCCGGCGCTCGCGCAAACCCTCGCGCGCGGCCTGAATGTAACCGTGGGCGAACTGCGCAACCTCGGTGCCGAAGGCAAGCTGACTGCCGAGCAGGTTGTCGGCGCACTGCTGAGCCAGTCCGAGGCGATGGACAATGCTTTCGCGAAGCTGGCGCCGAACATCTCTGGCGCGCTAACGACTGTCGGCAACTCCTTCACGCAACTCATCGGCAAGATGGATGAGACCAGCAGCGCGTCGTCCGATACCGCGCGAGCGATTATGGATGTGGCGGAGATCCTGTCCGACCCGGCGACCGTCGAAGCCGCGCAGATCATGGGGACAGGCGTCGCCAAGGGCATTGGCTTTATTGCCGAGGCCGCGACCACGACTGTCGGTGTCGTCAAGTGGATGGCCGAAGAACTGGCCGCGACTTTTAACGGCATCGCATCTGATGACCGCGTGCGGCTGGAAGATGAGCTGGCCCGCCTGCAAGAGATGCGCGAAAGCGGTCCTGCCGGGCGGCTGGTGTTCTTCGGCCGGGACGGCATTGCCAGTTACAAGAGTGACGCCGAGATTGACGCCGAGATCGCCAAGATTCAGCAGGCGCTCAAGGCTTACGATGAACTTGGCGCAGCAGCCGGGCGTACAGGCGAAGCAGCAGCATCCAGCGCCCCCAAGATCGAAGCCTTCCGCACTGGCACCGCTGCGCTTGGCACTGCAGCAGCCGAAGTCGCAGGCAGAACCGACAAGCAGGCCGTGGCCTTCCAATCTCTCATGGATGGCCTCTTCCCCGCCGAGGCCGCCCAGCGCAAGTACAACGAACAAATCGACCTGCTCAAGAAGTACCTCTCCGGCGACCAGCTAGCCAAGGCCATCGACCGCCTCAACTTCGCGATAGAGGGCGCCGACGCAACCGGCCCGGCCGACGCAATCGAGGAGTATCGCAAGGAACTCGAGCGCCTCGAAGACCAGCTCGACCCTGTAGGCAAGGCGACCAAGCAGTACCAACAGGACGTAAAGCGGCTAGATGATGCATTAGGTCGCGGTGAGCTGACGATCGAGCGTCACGCCGAACTGATGGCTGAACTCGGACGTCAGTACGACGAGAACCGCGGCGTGACTTCCGAATGGGCCAAGTGGACCGAAGGCGCGCTAGACCGCGTCGATGCGGCCTTCGCCGACGCCTGGCGCAACATCGGTGACGGGTTCAGCTCTTTCCGCGACTCGCTGACCAATGCGTTCAAGCAAATGTTGGCCGAACTGGCTCACATGGCCATCACCCGGCCTATCGTGATGCAGATTGGCGCTGCGCTGGGGATTGGCGGGGCTGCAGGGCAGGCGACTGCCATGATGGGTGGCGGCTCGGGCGGCGGTATCGGTGTCGGCAGCCTGTTGCAATACGGTCAGACCGCCTACAGCGCCATAACAGGAGTTGGCCCTGCAGCGCTGGCTGGCTGGCAGTCTGGCGGCCTCATGGGTGGCATCCAGGGCGTCGGCGGTTACTACGGCGGCGCACTCTCCGGCATCAATGCCGGCGCTGGGCAGGTCATCGGGACGCTGCTCAACGGCGGCGGCATGACCTATGCCCCGCTGAGCTATCAGCTCTCGTCGGGCGCGCTGAACGGCGCAATCGGTGGGCTTGCTGGCATCGGCGGCGCGCTCTATGGGTACAGCCAGGCGGGGCTCAAAGGGGCAGCAACTGGCGGGCTTGGCGCCTGGGGTGGCGCCACGCTGGGCAATATCCTGCTGCCGGGCATTGGCGGGATCATCGGCGGGGCGCTCGGCAGTGCTCTGGGCGGCTCAGTGTTCGGGGGCGACTGGCAAACCAAGGACGCGGGCCTGGCGTTCAGCGTGGAAAATGGCGATTTCCTCGGCCAACAGTACGAATATCAGAAGAAAAAGGGCGGGCTGTTCAGTTCGAACAAAAAGCGCACGCGGTTCAGTGCGCTGGACGATGAAACTGCCGCCAGGTTCCAGTCGGCATTCGACGCCACGGAAGACACGGTTGCAGGGCTTTTCGAGGCATTGAGTCTTTCCGTTGAGGAGGGGTCTCTCGAAGGCCTGCAACTCGCTCGGGAGAAAATTAGCACCAAGGGCAAAACCGAGGAGGAAATCCAGCAGGCCATTGCTGAATGGTTCGGCTCCGCTGCCGATGCCATGACGGCCGAGCTGAACAAGGTGTTCAACACCGGTCTGGACCTCGATCTGGAGGGCATGCAGGCATTCGTCGGCAACCTGCAGGGCGTCAACGAGGTGCTGCGGTATCTCGACGTTGGCATGTACGACGCGAGCGTTGCAGGCGGGAAACTGGCCGAGGCGCTGTCTGCGGCGGCTGGCGGGCTGGATGCGCTGGCGGCCAACTCGGCGACCTACTACGGCGCGTTTTTCAGCGAAGCCGAGAAGATCGAAGACACCATCGACTCCATCAAGCGGGCGTTCGAGTCTGCAGACGTGGAGCTGGCGTCATCCCGCGAGGCTTACCGGACAATGGTCGAGGATATCGACCTGACGACCGAGGCCGGGCAGAAGATGTTTGCCACGCTGATGGCGCTGAGCGGCCAGGCTGCGCAGTACTACAGCATTGTGGAGCAGCAGGCAGCCGCGGCGGCGGCGCAGGCGCTGGCAAATAC